CTACTTTCCGGGGGTCAGGCCCGAAGCCTGCTCAATGGAATGCAACCCACCATCAGCATCAACATGAATCCTATCCACCGTGCCCGGCCAACGCGGAGCCAACTTCACCAAATGCTCACGCCCATCCGCACCAGGCGCATACACCTGCTCAAAGAACATCACACCAAAAGCAAGCGACTTCAACGCCTGCTCCAAATGCTGCTCAAAACTCACACGGCCACGACGCGGCGCCACCGGAGCATTCGGAGACTCCCCCACAACCTGCAAACGCAAATCCTCCGCAACCGCAGCAACCACATCATCAGGCGCACCATTCGACTCCAACCGCCAACCAGCACGACGAATCGGCAACGTCACCGCACGAAACACAGAACGAACCTGCGCATCCTCCCGATACATCTTCGCGTACACACGCGCAGACTGCGGAAACCGCAACACCGCGTTATCTTCCTCAAGCGCACGATTACGCGCAGGACGTGCATAACCAACCTCACGCCTAATCTCGGACATAGCTCACCTCCTAAAACGCCATTTCAGCAACATCACGCCGGACCACAACCGGCTCAGCATGACCCGTAAACCTCTTCTTAGAACGCACCTGCACATCCACAGGCAACGCCAACTCAGACAACCCCCACACTGCAAAAGCCGCCGCAAACAACACCGTCACCTCACGACGACGAACCCACGACCGATACTTACCCGGCTTCTCCTCCGCGACCTCCCACGCAGACAACCAGCGCTCATCACCATCATGAATAATCCGCCCCTCAGCCCACATCCGCATAAACAACTCAAACGCAGCCGAAGTCTTAGAACCAGACAACTTCGTCGGCTCAACCCCCGAATCCTCAATCGGTCCCAACAACGTCGACGCCGGACCAATCGGGTCAACAACCGCCCCCAACGGATCATTATTCACAACCGCACGACCAAGCGCCTCCACCGTCTCCACACGGTCAAACACCCTCAACGGAGACAGTGACAGAAACACCCGCTCGCCATCCTGCACCGCAGCAACGAACGCAACCTCCTGGCCGTCAACACTCACCTCAATGCCAACACACGACTCGCCAGGGGAAGCAGGAACCCCCACAGCCAAAGCCCAATCCTCGAGATCCACCATCGGCGTGAAACCATCAGCATCAGATTCATCAAAATACGAACCCCAACCCAACGCCTCAACACCAAAGTTAATGCGGCCTTCCTCAGTGTTCATGCGCCGCATAATCTTCTTCATCTTCTTCGCAGTAGCAATCACACCATAAGACGGATTAGCCTCACGCCAAGTCTCCTCAGCCATCGGGTCCATCCCATCCGGAGCCGCATACTCAGCAAAATAAATAGGGTCAGACTCATCAAAATCATCCAACGCCTGCGCCCGCATCGACGACAACACACGACCATTCGCATGCTGCGGAAAATCCTGGTGTACAGCAGAAGTCATAAAGAACACCTGCGGGTCCTCAGCGGCCTGGACCAGAAACGCCAACGCTGCCATCTCACCATCAGTCAGGTTGTACGCCTCGTCATAAATCAACAAGTCAACCTTCGTCAGGCCACGCCCCGCATCCTGCGACCGAGTAGTAAACACAACCCGGCCACCATTAGCTAGGAAGATAGTCCCCCGGCCCTGCGAACACGTCTTAGACACAACATGCTTCGACAAGAACCGACGGCCTTTAACAATCTTCCATGTCTGCTCCCACAACTCCTTAGCAGTCTCCCACTGCTGCGCCGTAAACAAAACGTTTTGTCCAAGGACGAAAATCCTGTACAGCACAACCAACGCAACAACAAGCGACTTGCCATTCTGACGCGGACAAATCAACACCGCATCCGAATGAACCCAAGAACCATCCGCATTCATCGCATTAATCGCATTAATCTCATTGCACTGCCAAGGAAACGCAGTCACACCAGCACGACGCGCCAACTCAATATTCTTACGCCCATGCTCATGCACCCCCGGAGCCTCACGAAGATGAAGCGGAGACTGCTTACCCGACAAAGCCGGGAACGCCTCACAAGTCGGAAAGTCCTCCCTCTTCGTCAGCGTCATCGTCGTCATACTCAGCACGCCTCCTCGCCACCTCAGCAACCAACTGCTTAAACACAACCTCAGTCTGACGCTGCTCACGCAAAAGATTCCCCACCTGCAACACAAACTCAGACTCCGAATCCCCCGAAGGCAAAATACGCCCCCACTCAGAATCATCCCGAGACACCATACGATGCAGCCGGTCCAACCTGTCCTTCACACGACAAGACTCAACCACCAAAGCAACAACATCACCAGGGTCACGGTCATCCTGCATTTGCTCCCACAGCTCACGACCACCAGATTCAAACGTTTCAAGCTCAAACATGGCCTCGAGGTCAGGCAAATCGTCCACGAAGCACCATTCCTTTCTGCGCAGCTCAGCGAAACTTTTCGGCCCCGCGTAAAAAATCGCCTGACCGAGAGCGGACGGGGCAGGGTCAGGGAGGTAATCCCTCAGATAAAACTGGTGGTGGGGTCACCAGGTAAATACGCTAGGCGTGCTAGTTTCGCTGCTGACGGCCTGCGGGACATGTTTGGTCAACGCGGGCCGTTTTGCATCATTCGCCCCGTCCTTGCGGCTGCTATTGCACGAAAAATGCAGCAACCGCGTGGCCCGCTTGCCGTCTCGCGCACCGTTAGCATCCTCATGGTCGGCGGCAAGTGGCAATCCGTCATGGTTTCGGTGTTTGTCGCGGTACATGGGTTTTCCGCACCACCAGCAGGGTGTTCCATCCTTGTGTAGGCGGATGAGTCTGGCGCGGTCCTTTTGCTGTTGCCAGCCGTAGCCGCGCTCATGCGTGCTCTTCTTGCCTTTAGCCTGCTTGTCGTACCACTTAGCAGCTGCAAACAGTGCCCCTTTGGGCCGCTCACTCTTGCAGCGTTTCATCACCACGTCTTTGCCTGGATCAATTTCGTGGATGGTCGCACCCTGGGCGCGGTAGTTGTCCAGCTGCTTAGGCGTGGGCTTGGTGTGGATGAGCCACACATCGCAGTCTTGCTTGATGGCGGCGTCTATGGCGGCTTGTCGTGCTGCTTTAGCCACGGTGAGGATGTGCGCCGCGTGCTCGTGGTTTCCCTGGTCTTCGCCTGCGAGTGTGTTGGCGATGTGGTCGAGGTCGATGCGGATGTCGCCAGGCTTCGCATGCTCTCGGATGTAGGTGGTCTTGCCAGCTGCCGGGGGGCCGGTGACAACGATGAGCACCACGGTCACCTCCCCTTTTTCTTGGTGTCTTACTCCGGTCGTGAGCCGGTGGCCTGCGCCCCTTTTTGGGTGCGTGTGGTGGGGTGGCGGTAAGACTTGGTGCCCTGGGAGTGGTGAACCCCAAAATTGGATGGATATGGAAAAGTGTTTCCCAGGGCGTAAAACGACGAAAACCCCAGCTGTTGCCGGGGCATAAGTTGTCGTCGCGTCGATTATACACCGGATGTGGGGAGTTGTCAGCGTAGAAGCTAAATTCGGTCTTGGCGCATCGGGGCGCATCCTAGGAAGTTGGAGGATTCACTTGCTCTTACTACTTGGCCATCGACAATGTCTGCCGCATGGAATTCAATATCCCTCGTTCCTTCTTGATACGCGGTTCGGAGCAGCTTCCCGTCATCCCCCCAATATGTGATGGAAGTGCCTAGGAATTCTACTTTGAGTATCCCCGGCATCTCGCTGCGGAAAGTGGTTCCGTCTTTCTGGAGATATTCGAGCCAGAATGCGCCTGGGAGCGGTATGAAATCGATGTCTTTGTAGAGGTCTGAGAATGTCTTCTTCTGTGTCATGACTGTCCTTTTCGTGCGTGGTTGAGGGCTTCGGTGAGTAGGTATCCTGCTCTCCCGTTGGGCATGGTGGTTTGGGTGATGTGTCCGTGGCGTGCCCAGCCGCGGATGGTGTCGGCGGTTGTGGGGATGCCGCGTGCTCTGAGTTGGCGGGCGGTGTGTTCTGCGCCGTGTCGTGGTTCGGGTTGGTTGGCGATGGTTGCGGGTTGTGGTGGGTTGCATCTCCTGTCGATGATGCGAACTTGGTTGGTGAGTTCGTCGTGGAGGTCTGTGGCCCATTCGAGTTCGCTGGCGGCTTGTGCGTGGAAGGCCAGCAAAGCGCAGAGTCGTGGGGCTGTGGCGTCGGTGTCGCGGATGCGTACGCCGATGTCTGCGAGGGCGTTGAACGCTACTTCGCGCAGGCGTTGTTCTTGGTCGATGTAGGTTGCGACGTACAGCCAGTTACCTGGGGATTGCGGGCCTGGTGATGGTTTCATCACGCGTACTTCTGGTGGTTTGGGCCTGGCGTGTTTCAGCTCGTGTAGCTGCTGATAGAGTCGCCCTAGGTGGCGTGCTGTGTCGCGGAATTCTTGTTCGTCAACGCTCATGGTGCTCCTGGCGGTTAGCTATGTCGAGTAGGAAGCCCGCTAGTGGCTTCCATTCGTGTGGCGCGAGGTTAAAGGTGTCGCCGCCTGATTTGAGGTGAATATACTCTCGCTTGTTGGTGGCGGTGAGGTCACAGAATGCGCCGCTTGGGTCTTCAATGGTGATGTCCGGAGCTAGTCGAGAATAACGGTCGGCGTACTCCATGGCCTTAGCCCAGGTTGGGAAGGATTCATAGCGCTTCGGCCCGGGTTCGTACACGTGCCATGCGCGGTACGCTTTGAAGACTCGGCACCGGCTCATGCTTCCTCCCATTCCCCTACCCAGCGGCGGGCTTTGCCCTCACCCTCACCAAACTTATCTAGCTTCACCTCAATACCGTTAGGCGGAGCATCGTAGTAGCTCATGCCACCCTCTGACAGTCCCTCGATGCTTACCGCGTCCTTGAGAATCCAGGGGTCTGGATCATCGTAGGAAACAAACACATGGCCGTCCTCCCACTCGCCGGGAACCGGTTGTCCGTCTGGTGTCCAGGCGCGGGGTAGGTCATAGCGTGGGGTGAGGTTCTCGGGAATGGTGAGAGTGCCTAGCTGACCCTCGTGGATTAGCTCACAGAATCCTTGATGGTTTGGACTGTCGCCTACATAGATGGCGAGGTTGGTGCGCTCGTCGGGGTCTGGGAAGTCACACCACATTCCTCGGCACTGTGCTCTTTCTTCGGGTGTGAGGTCTGCAAGTGTGGTCATTGGTCTGTCTCCTGGATGGTGCCGTGGATGATGAATGCGGCTTCGTGGTAGCCGGTGATGCGGACGTGATACAGCTGGTCTTGCAGCATTTCGATGTGAATATCGGAGTCGGTGGCTTTGATTTCGTCTATCGTGCCGCCTCTGTAGGCGACGCTCATGCTTTCCCCTTTGCGTATTGGGCTGCTGCGAGGACGGTGAGGGCGAAGGCGTTGGCTTCGTCTGGTGTGAGGTCGCCGGGTTCGACGCGCTGCACCATGACCAGCCCGCCAGGTGCCGTCCACACAACAGGGCCGTTTTCGTCGTCGAGCAGCCAGCCTTTGCCGTCTGGTACGAAAATGTCTGGGGCGTTCGCCTCCGGCAGGTCTGGTGCGAGGAGTCCCGCGTCGGCGAGGGCGTTGGCGAGGCGCTCTGCTTCGCCCGCCGCTGTGAGGATTTCCCCGCGCTGCCACGTTTGGATGGCCTCGTCGTAAATGACCTGCGCGGCACGGTCAAAATTAGTCATCTTGTGTGTCCTTTAGGTCGCAGGCGGCGAGAATCGCGTAGGCAGTCTCACGCCCCTTGGTGGTGTTGGAGAAGCGAAGCTCAGCCCAGTCAGGCATCAGCGCATCCGGCTCATTATCATCATTCGTCTCATCGTGGATGACGTGGATGATGCCGTCCTCCACGCTCACGTAGCCGTCGTCCATGTGCCACTCATGTTCCCCGGTGTCGGGGTAGATGCACGGCTCGGGGAGGTCTGGGGCGAGAAGTTCAAACGCATCTAGCAGCCTCACTGTCTGCTCTGGGGTGTATCCCCGTTTGGCTGCGTGCTCGATTGCTTTCACGGCACGGTCTTGCTTACTCATCGTGGTCTCCTAGGATTTGGTCGATGTGGTCTATTACCGCCGCTGCGAGCTGCTGCTCCGATGGGGTGCGCTCTGGGTCGATGCTTATGGCCTCCCAGACCTCACTGAGGTCGTGCAGGGCTTCCCTCATGCGGATGACTTCGGCCAACAGCTCCGGGGCGAGGGCTGCTATCTTGGCTGCGTCGTGTTTGTATCTGAAGTTGAGCGGGTAACGCGTCGCACCCACAAGGAAAGCGTGAACCGCGTCCACCTCCACTGCTTCCCCGTTAATGAGGGTGAAGTCCGGGACTTCCTCAAACTCCACCGTCCACGGCCCGGGTGAGGCCTCCGCGAGTAGGTGCTGAATGTACTTAGTTCTCAAGTCAGTCATTGGTGTCTCCTAGGATGATTTCTTTGAGGTAGCTAGCGATGGTTGCGGGGTCTTGCCACTCGTTATTTGCCGCTTTGGTTTCCATCTCCAGAATTAGTCCCTCAATGCGCCCGCGTAGTCGTATGACTTCTTGTGCGAGTGCCGGGGCGGCGGCTGCGAGGTCAACGTGTGGGCTGTGGACGATGCCTAGGTACTTTCCGTCAGCGCTGAATATCTGGCATGACGTGTCGGGGCGGGGGCCGCCCTCTTTGTAGTTGCCTCGCGCCCCCCACGGCCCTGGTGCGGCCTCATCGAGTAGGCGCTTCAGATTAGCGGTGCTCAGGTCAGTCATTGGTGGTTTCCGTTTCGTGTTGGCTGTCTATGGTTTGGCACTCTGCCCGTTTCGCGTCGTCGATGGCCATGGCGGTGAGCATGGCCGCGAGGCCCGCCCCTACTGCCCCTAGCGCTACGGTCATACCGATCGCCCTCAATGGTGGTTCGTGGTCTATGAGGGCAAAGAAGAGCGCTATCCCGCCGAGAATCGAGGCCCCGATGATTGCGCCGGTAATCATTCCTGCACCTCTGTGAGGGTGTAGCGCTTACCAGTCGGGGTGATGCTTCTCTTATTAAGCCGTCCAGCCCTGTCCTCGAAATGAGGAACGAGACACTCAATCAGATCGGGGTTATAACTCGCATCCCCCAGCATGATGACACGTCCGTAATCCTTGTGTTCTGCTTCTGCGAGGTAGTGCTTATCGTCGTCCCATTCCACCTCGGCCATTGTGGGTTGTGGGCGTGGTGGGAGGACTTTCTCAATGATGCGGCGGCGCTCTGGCACTAGGTCGGGGTTGCGGTCTTCCGAGAAGCCGAGAAGCATGTCAAGCGTTTCGTACGCGTCGATGATTTCTTGACGGGTTGGGTTGGTCATGGTGTGTGTGTCCTTTGCTTGTTCTGCTAGGCGGCGGGTTTCCGCCTCGACTTCCTCCCATGTCCAGGTATGGCCGGTGAAGTGGGAGGGGTACGCGTTTGGGGCGTCGGGGTGCTGTCCATCCCCAAGGTGGTTGGTGTCGAAGCCGATGACGCGGCCTTCGTGGTAGGTGATGCCGCCGTGTACTTCGATGTCGGGGTGCACCTCAAGCGTGTCAGGGAAATCAAGCCACGGGTGGTTTTCTGGCAGTTCGATGTATCCGTTGATGGTGAATGGCCCCAGCTGCGTCATACAGCTGATGCCCTGGTGGGTGAAATAGCGGGCGGTGTCGTTGGCGATGCAGGAGAATGGGTTGGTCATTGGTTGTCCTTGATGTGGTTGAGTAGGCGGTTCCAGTCGGGGTCGTCGATTTCGCTGAGGACGCTGCGGGGCGTGTTGTCGCGGTAGTCGCATTCCTCAGCTACGTCGCGGGTGATGACATAGCGGGTGTTGTCGCTCAGGTCGTCCCAGTGTTTGATTACCCAGTCCACGGTCTCCTGCACTACGTAGGTGGCACGCCCCCTGGCGTAGCGCACCGCGCCGATGACCAGGAACTCGTCACGAGGGGCGATGCGGGTGCCGTGGATACGCGGGTCATAATTGCTGCGCCGCCAGTTGTCAGGGTTCTCCGATGGTGGGGTGAAACGCTCGTCGTACAGAATCTGGTCGTCCTTGCGGATGTCACGCACCCGCTCCCAGTAGTCGTCTTCGGTCACTGCGCACCTCCTATGACCGTGGCAAGCATGATGACGGATAGGGTCAATATGCCGATCAGTATGAACGCGACAATGGTGAGGGTCAGGAGGATGACGTCAAAAGGTTCCTCCTCCAGCCACTGTGAGAATTTTTCACGCAAAGTCATTGCTGTTCCTTCCATTGGATTGTGATGTCAGCGCCAGGCGGGGTGACGTCGCTGGCGTAGTGCTTGGTGGCGCGGAGGCGGGTGACGCGGCTGTCGTTGGTGAGGACACCGGCGGCTTCAAGGCCATCAAGAATCGACCTCGCTAGTTTGTCCACATCGGGTTTGACTGCTGGGACGTCGTAGCGGGGTCGTTTCGGCTTGGGTAGGTAGAAGTCCATGTAGACGCTTACGGGGGCGTCTATCGGCTCGCTGGGCCGGTTTTTGGCGGCTTCTTGGGTGACTGCCTGCATCCAGGCGGGGAGTTTCTTCGAGGACTCAATCATGCGTCCATTACCGACGTGGCGTTTCGAGCCTTTAGGGGCTGGTTCGCCCTCAACTCGGAATGAGAGGATGTTCAAAATGGTGCCTGCTTTCTTGGTGGTTTGTGGTCGCAGCGCCATGCCTCCCCGTCCTGGTATCGCATGCCGTTGTCGTCACACAGGTCGCACTCGTCGATAGCGTGGCGGCGGGCTTGTGCGGCGGTCTCGGCTTCCGATTCGGTTTGGGCTTCGTATGCGCGTCGAGCGTCGGCGCATTGACCACAGTTGGGGACGGTGCCGGGTGCGAGGTGTTGGTGTTCTTGGCAGCGGCGTGGGTCGGGTTGGCTGGCGGCGTGAGCCGCCGCTAACTCGTCGAGGCTTTCAGGGAGGGGGGTCGTTTCGGCGTTGTTTTGTGCCGCGTTTGCGATGCTGTTTGCGTGCCCCCCTCCCCCCTTCTTACTTCTTATTTCTGCTTTAGGTTTGCTTCCGTTCTGCTTGAGTGTCTGCTTAGCACTTGCTTTAGCACCTGCTTTAGCACGTGCTTGACTTCTGCTTGCAGTGCGCGTTTTCCCAGCTCCACGGGCCAATCCGCCCTTACGGCCAGCCTCCTGTTTCTGCTTACGACGCGCCTCAATCTGAGCTTTTGAGGTCTGATGCTCCAAAAAATCGTGAATAATCCACTCGTTTTCGGTCTCCACAAGTGACGGTTTTTCGTCATCGTTAGAAGCAAGCTCCAAGCACACGTCAAGCGGCCACTTAGCAGCTGCTAGCCGTTTGCTTAACACCCCATCCGTCTGCATCCGACAGCTATAAAGAATCATCTCCAGGAGCGCCCAACGCGCCTCCACAGACACCACTTGAAGCTTCGGTGAATCAGCAAAATCATGAGTGATCACCGCGTACACACGAGGGTCGTGCGGCATCGTCTTCTCCTCCTTTCTCTATGGATTGGAACAACTTGATGAGTGCATCGAGGAACACAGGCGTAGCGCAGTACACGTCTTGGGATTCCAACCACGCCCGCATGTCCTCACGCTGCTGATGGGTGGTCATGCGGTCTCGAATAGCGGCAATCCTTGGGTTACGGATGGTTTCATCTGCGTTTCGAAGGCGTGGACGAATTCTTTTTTGATCTCGAAGCCATACCCGCGCCGATTCAAATTTTCTGCAGCTACCAATGTGGAGCCTGATCCTGCGCATGGGTCAATGACCACATCACCAGGGTTAGTGAAAAGGCTTATGAGCTTTTCCATGAGCTTCACTGGCTTTTGTGTGGGATGCACTTTGGGAACATCGCGGTAGTCTTGAGGCCAATCCATGACGTTCATGACCATGGAGCCGTGATTATTGAACATGGGCAATTTATTGCGGTACAGGATTAATGCGTATTCCGCGTTTCCCACCACCCTCATGTTCGCTTTGAGCACCTGAGGGCTAGTGCGTTTCCTTAACACCAAATTGATGTAGTTCTTAAACCCGGCTTTCCGCGCTGCTTCAATAAGTGGCCACTGCTGCTCGAATGCGCAGAACACAATCATGCATGGGGCTTCGCCTTTTGCTTTGGGTTCTGGGCGTAGCATGCGGCTGGCGAAGTGCATAAATTCCGGCACGTTAAAGTCTTTGTCTGTGTCGAAGAATTGCTTGCCAGCGAGTTCGGATTCCCCGTTCTTGTTGTCTCCGCCGATGTACCAGGCGGGGTTAGATCCATAGGCGTTGGTGCCTAGGTTGTAGGGAATGTCTGCGATGATTAGCTGTGCTTTTGGGATGGAATAGCGCTTAAAATTCTGAAAATGATCATGCTGTAGATGCATCGGTGCTTCCAATTCCGTTGGTGCCGCGTTGGGTGGTGTCGAGGGCGTCAACGCGGTTGAGTCTGATTTCGGGGATGGGGAGGATGACGAGTTGGGCGATGTAATACCCTTCGGGGATGGTTTGCATGTGCCTGCCTGTGTTGTGCAGCGACAACATGACTTCCCCCGTGTAGCCGCTGTCGATGATGCCGGTGCCATTGCTCAGAACGAGGTTCTTCTTAATCCCCGTTGAGCTGCGAACAAACACCATGCCGACATGCCCGCGTGGGATTGCTACGTGCACCCCTGTGTGGCAGAGGCGGTGCTGCCCGGCTGGGATTATCGCCGGATGATTCAACGCCAGGTCAGTGCCAGCATCATCCGTATAAGCACGACGCGGCGGGTAAGCATGCTGGTCAAGTGAATAGTTAACGTTCATGGGGTTCCTATCTGTGAGTTTTGCGGTCGCGGATTGTGCGTTGGGCTTCTCTGTTGCAGGTGGCGCACCTGCGGGTGAGGTTTCCTTTTCTGTCGCGCACCCATTGGGTGTTTGAGTCGGTGTATTCGTGGCCTTTCGCGCAGTGCGTCTTTCGTCGCCTGCGGCCCCCGCTGCGTGGTGGTGGGGTCTCAAAGTCGAACCACAAGCGGCGGGCTTTATCGGCAGCGCGGCGCGCAGCAACCCGCGTAGTTGATTCCGGCCAGCCCAACGCGGCTGCCGCAGCCCTCAGCGTTGGGTACTCGGATACGTGGAGGAGGATTTCCCTATCAGCATCCGGGAGCTTCGCCATGACCTGCGTGAGTGCGATGGGGGTGAGTACGTCGGGCTGGTATGCCCTTGTTTTTGGTTCCCAGTACATGGTGAAGCGTGGCCCATGCCCGTGTGCTTGTACGTCTTTGTCGTATGCCTTGCCCAGGTAGCTAATGGCGGCGGTGTAGCATTCTTTCTCCACGCTTTCGGGGTGCTCTGCTAGGTGGAGTGCTGCACCTTCCCATGCCTCCATGAGGGCATCCTCTATGGGGAGGTTGCGCCGGTATTGGGTGCTTGCGGCGGCGCGTGCCACGTCCCAGAGCCTGTATGGGTTAAGCCCCATAGTTCATCTCCTAGGGTGAAAGTATCGAAGTTGTGGACGATGCTGTGGCGTGCTGTTCTGCCGGTTTCCTGCCGGTAGACGGTGCGTAGATTTTTGTCCGCTATGGCGCAGGCTTCGGGGGCGATTTCCACCATGAGCATTCGATGGTGGTACAAGTCATCCAGCTGGTCGGAGTTGAGTCCTGAGAGCTGCATGAGGCGGGCGAGGTAGATCCCCGTCCCGCCAAAAGGGTCAGCTATACGTACTTCGGGGTCTGCGAGGGTGTAGCCCTGGGCGGCGAGCTGGTCAATGACTGCGCGTACTTGAAAGTCCACAACTTCAACTGGAGTGACAACCACTCCGTCACGTTGGCCGCGCTTAGTGCAGGTTCCCTGCTGGTAGTCCTTGGCTATGCGTTGCTGCACAGCGGCTAAGTGGTCCATTTTTGCTTTCGGGGTCGATGAGGACTGGTGCGGTGGCTTCGATGGTGAAGCGTCCGTCTCGGGTTGCCCCGTGCACGTAGGCACCTTCCTGGGCGGCGTAGACCAAGCGGTCGGGCACCAGGGTGGGGTCATACGTGTCGGGATCCAGGACAATGCGGCAAACCCTGTGATTAGGTAGGTCTGCCGCTGTCATGCGCTGGTAAGGCATCAGTACTCGCCTCGTCTAATGAGGGCGATGACGTGTGCAGCCGCTTTGGCCATATCTGCCGCCCCGAGGTCTTGCAACTCTGCGGGGGTTGGATCATCGTTGCTGTAATGCTTGAGGTGGTCGATGTCGTAGGCGTACGCGAGGAGCCTGTCTTCGAGCCGTTTCAGTTTCTCCTCGTAGTAGGCGGCATCCATACCAGTCACCTAGAACGGCGGTTCGCCTTGTTGGCCTACGGGTGCGGGGTCACCCCACGCCCCTGTTGTGGCTGTCTGCCCCTGCTGCGCGGCCTGATTCCACTGCTGCTGAGCCTGGGATGGCTGCTGCCCGCCGCCTTGTCCGCGTGGGATGAATGAGACCTCATCGGCGTTCACCTTGTACTTGGAGCGCTTATCACCAGTGCTCTTATCCACCCAGCGGTCCTGCTTCAGGGTCCCGATGACCACCACGGGGCGCTTCCCGTTCTGCGTGTAGTCGTGCAGGAAGTTCTCGCCCTTCTTGCCCCAGAAGTCCACATCCATGAATATGGGTTCACCATCCTCCCACTGTTGTGACTGCTGGTTATACTGGCGGATGTTGTGAGCAACGGTGAATGAGACCACAGATTTACCGTTTGGGGTGAAGCGCTGCTCTGGGTCTTTGATGAGGTTTCCGCTGAGAGTGATGCTAATAGCCATTTACTTTTCTCCTTCCAGCTCAGACCAACGGGCGCGGCACAAGTCCATTACTTCATCTGGTACGTCACCGGACTGTTTCAGGTTGGCGGCAAACTCATTGACCTGCTCACTGGTGGTGAAGCCCTCCAGGGTCTCTTTGATGTCGGTGATGAAATCCTCATCCGCATCCACAGGCTCCGGTTTCTTGGTCAACGCTGGTACCGGTGCCGTCTCAGCCTTCGCCCGCACATCCTCACGAGTCGCGGTCATCTTGACGGGCTCCAGTTCTAGGTCTTCGGCGGTGTACTTGATGCCGAGGAGTACGTCCGGGGCGAGCTTGCGGGACACCTCGGATGCGGCTTTGGCGTACAGCATGGCCTGTGGGTCGGTCTGATACTTCTTGTTGCTGGTATAGCCCGCTTTCTTAGCGCGCTCAATTGTCCAGGTGGATTCCTCGGTTTCGCCGGCCGGTGAGGTGCCGCGCACCGTGACTTTCTCATCACTGGTCTCTACGGTCTGGAACTTGTAGCCCTTCGCCTTCAACAGGGCGACCATTGTTCGGGCGTAGATAGCAGGCTGGCCATGAACCACGAACACCTGCTGCAACGCCTGCTGGGGCTTCAACCCGAGTTCTGCGCCGTAGAGGATGGCGGCGGCACCATCATCAGGCTTGCCCCGGAAGGTTTGCGGCACCATCTGCGTATTGCAGAGGACGGTGGCGAGCTTGTGGGCTGCGCCCATGGCTTCGGCTTGGCGAGTGAGGAGGTCGAGACCGTCCTCGGAGGTGTTGATGGTGGCGAGTTCGTTGCTCATGGTTACTGCTCCTTTTTGATGTAGGCGATGGAGATGGTGGTGACGATTTGGATTGCTTCTTCGCGGGTGAATCCGGCGTCGATGTAGGCGGAGACCATGGAGGCCATGTGTCCGGCCAGTTGTCGGGTGTCGCTGTCTGCTTCTGGTAGTTGCTTTCCCCAGATAGGCATTTAGTTCTCCTTGATGTCGAGGCGTGTGTAGCCTTCGCGGGTCTTGGTTTTGTACTGCTGGTAGAGGTCTTTGTGTTCTTTGCGGAACGCTGCGGAGTCGAACACCTTGCTGGGCTGCGTGGTAGACACAGTCACGTGGTAGCCGCCGTAATCGCCGGTGTGGGAGTCGCCGGTCAGCTCCAGGATTTCGGCCTTGAGATTCGCGATGCGCTTCTTGCGGTCGTCTACCTCAGCGGTGAGCATGGCGTACTGGGCGACGAGGTCAGTCACCTCATCCACCTCATCCAGAGAGGTGACCTCACCCATCCAGTCCGGTGTGGTGCCGTCCAGCCAGGCGAACCACTCAGAGGCTGTTTCCATCAGCTCAGCCGCAAACTTGGGGTCATAGAGGATGGTGCGATGGTCGAGGGCGACCGGCACAAAATCGTCGTGCACCTCCACCAACAACGCGCAGGCTTCTGCCCCGGTGTAGTGCATGTTTGCCTGTATCTGGCAGTAGTACTGATTTGGACACCAGTCATGAAATCTGCCGCCGTAAAATGGGGCGGTGTCGGTCTTAATCTCCCCAATGACCTCCAAATCATCGCTGTAGAGGTCTGGGGTGCAGGACAGACGTTCATCATCAGGGAGGAAGATGGTTTGCGGCTCAGCGTTGTAGACGAGGCGCGAGTCCACCTCGTCGATGAGCACCTGGGCTAGGAGTGGTTCGCGGGCGCTGCCCCACTCTGTGTGCTGGTTGCCGTGAAATTTACTGCCGTTCTCCTTCTCGTCGCGTACCGCGTGCCACGTCGCTGCATTCCTACTGGTGTGCAGGCGGGCTAACTCAGTGGAAGTCAACCGGCCCTGACGGAACCTTGCCCAGTCTTCGTTATCTGCCGGGTCGTAGCGTCTCACTTGGTCCCCTTCTCGTCATAGCGGGACAGGGTCATATCCGTCAGGGTGCACGCAATATCAGGGTCGTAGCCTTTGTCCATGAAGGCGTTCATTACGTCGTCTGCTTCCTCAATCAACGGTTCTAGGTAGAGGAAGTGCGGGTTGATGGTGGTCAAATGCGGCGGCATTTTGTTGGGGGTGTTCATGCTGTCCTTTGGAGTGTTTGGCGTGCGTGGTAGGCGTGGCGAGGGCAGAAACGGAATCCAACCCCTAAGCCCAGGTCGTCAGTACCGAGCTGGTTACATTCGGCGTGGAGGCACACATGTGTCTTTTTGAACTCGCTGCGGGCCTGTAAGGCTTCACTCCGCCTGCTGAAGGCGGTGGGGTCAGGGATGCTCACCCACCACTTCCCTTTGAGGAATCGGGGTAGGTCGATGGTCATTGGCGTGCCCTCCTCAGGTAGTCAGTTACGGTTCGTGGGGAGACGTTGTAGAGGGTGGCGAGGCGTTGTTTGGCAAGCTTCGGGCCGAGGATGCGGGCGAAGTGCTCGTACTCTTCCACGACGATTTCTTGTTTGGTGAGTGGCCTTACCTGGGCGTGGTGCTTACCCATGTCGTGTACGAATTGGAGGGCTTCGCCCCAGCTGGCAGCAGGAAACACCATGTCCCCCTCCTCCACATGCCACACCCCTGTGATTAGGTCTTTGTGGATGTTGGTCATTACATCCACACTGGCGGCATTGACAGGAAGGCGTGGAGGATGAAGCCGATGAGCATTCCGAGGATGCCAGTAGCCCAGGCCAATCGGGTTCGCTTCGCTGCGATGTCTTTCCAGTAGGCAACACGGCGGGCATCCGGTGTGGTGCGCGGGGGTCGTTTAGTATCCATGTTTTTCTGCTTCTTTCTGTGCGATGAGAGCGAGTTGGTGGGCTTGTGCAGCGCTGTCTTTGATGAGTCGGCGTGCTTTGGTGGGCATGCGGGTGAGGTTGTAGAGGGCGTGGTATCGGCCCTCAATCTCATAAAATTCTTTCGCCGCTTGGTCGAGGGGAATCTCAAACTTCGACATCAGAACCTCCGCATCATGTAAAAGCGCGGCGTATGAGCGCGGTGCCGACGATGGAAAAAATGGGTCAATAGTCGTTTCATGCTGCTCCTTCGTTGATGTACTGGTCGAGCCACTTGTGTGTTGTGCGCCAGGCCTTACCTGGTTTGCGGGCTTCAATATCGCCCCGGCGCATCAGGATGCGGATTGTTTCGGCGTGGAGGCCGGTGTATTCGGCGGCATCCTTTACGGACAGCCAGGCCGGTGTAGTATTCATTGGTGTCTCCGTTTCAGGTGGACAGAGCAAGACCCCCGCGTAGTTACAGCAGTCGCGGGGGCCTTTTGTATGTGAGAAGTGTGCGTGGTTTGTGGTATGCGCACCCCACCAAGAAGCATTTGCGTGTCCTGGTTAAATAGAACTCATGGCAAACCCAGCAGAACTACTTCACAAGCAGCTTTTGGGGTGGGCTGATGGCCACACCAAGACAGCTAAGGAAGCTAGAAAATTTGACAAGCAGAACGGTGAAAATGACTCCCAATTTCAAAGTCGAACTGCTCAGATTTGGTCAGACCATCGGTTGGCAGTAACCCGACTAAACCAAGTCGTTGAATCAATTGAAGTCGCCAAACGTGAGGGCGTTCCTGTCACGGTTTACGAACAGTTCATACCTCAGTGGACTAAAGCGATTTTTGCCTATCCTCACGGGTGGAAAGAAAGAAGCGAACCGGGAATTCTGAAGGTCCCATTAGACCAATTGGAAAGTGTGGCAGCTCTACTCGACTTTGTAATTCCAAAGTTTGAAGAAGGCTCTTCGGAGAAGTTCTCTAATTTCTTGGAAGTTCTTCTGTACCGGGTCTCGACCCTTGATGAAACACATCGATTTTTGCGTGAGCACTCGATTCGAATTATTCGGCATCTTCGGGGTTGCCTCGAAGATCTCGACCTTTACGGTGAGTTCAGAATTATCGATGCCCTCCATGAATTGAAATACATTTTGGAAGCACTCGAAGAAGCAGCGGATACCCCAGAAGACAAAAGGTTCTATCAAAGGGCGCGGGAAGGCGCTTGGGGGTTCTTCAAGAAATCTACTGGTTCCGTAGTGCTTGCTGGCACTATCTTGGCTTCATCTTCACTTGAACAAGCAGGGAAAGATCTTTATGAATTGGTGAAAGAAGAATTGCCGGCCATTTCTTCAAGCAATGAAGAGTCCACAGAAGCCAAAGATGGTCACGATGAAACATCAGAGTCGGACTCTGAGGGGTAGGTTTTTCTTTCTATTTCCTGAAGCGCTTGGTCTATGGCTTTGCCGCTGGGCGTGCCGGAGAGAATATCGGCCTTAATGGCCGAAAGTACCCAGTTGACGCAGGCTGCTTCCATGAGGCTGAGGTCTTCGGGAACGTACTTGTTTGCCATGATTTCTCCTTGTCTTGCGGCGTTGTGTGGCCGCTGTGCTTCGCCCGGGAGTCGAACCCGGATACCCGTGTGGGTGCCGCATTTTGAGTGCGGTGCGTCTGCCGATTCCGCCAGCGAAGCTTTGGTATTTCTGTCGGCGCCGTTCGTTCCCTCCCAACCACGTTGGGGTGCCTACCTCACGGTTCGCCCCGGTCATCGCAATCTAAGAACCATGCTCACGGGGCCGGTATCATCCGGCGCTCTTCACTATTGAGTTCTCATTCATCACGACCAACTGGTTCCTGCCCTATCCCCAGGGACAGGAGAGTCAGCGGCCTGGTGCCTATGGCGGGGCTTGCACCCGCCTGCCTGCTGGTTAGGCGATGTCGTTTCCTTGCCACACGCCCACGACGGAGGCGTTTCGTACTGCTTTGCGTGACCGGGCGAAGCCGATGTGGCGTATCAACCCCCGGCCCTTCCAGTAGCGGAACAGGCCACCCCAGGCGTTCGGATGCTCTGGTTCCACGCCGCACACATCCCGCACATCATCAGCAGTGAAGGGTTTGTGGGATTTCGCTAGTTCAGCGACTGCTTTGTCAGCGGCGGTGTACCAGTCAGCCCCGGCGCGAACAGCTGCCATGTACGCGGCCTCAGCAGGATGCGTGTCAGGCATGGTGCACCCCCTTGTAGGCCCAGCCCCTATCAGGTAGGGACTCCCCAGTCAGGCGCAGGAACATCAGGAAGAACGGCTCAAGGCCCATCCCGTAGTGGTGGTTACCCTTATCGGACATGGTGTAAACTCCTTGGTGGTTGTTTCTTTGGCCCCGCCCCAAGCGGGGCTTTTTCTATGCGGCGGCTTCGGCGGTTTCGATGACCATGCGGTCGAGGGGGATTCCGGTGAGTTGCTTCAGGCGCATGAGGGTGGCGATGCTCGGCGCGGATTTGCCGGCGCGGTAATTGCGGATGGTTACCCCGGTGAGGTTCAGGAATGCTTGACCTAGCTGGTCATCGGAGCGGGAGCCGGTTAGCTCGATGGCTTTGTCAAGTACGGCGGGATTAAGTCGAATCATGTTCACCTCCCTGGTGGTTGTGGTTCACTTTCTTCAGGGCAGCCAGCCCTAGAAAGTGAGGTGAGAACTGTGGATTTGAACGATTTCGACCACGCTGGAATTGCTGCTGACCACGCCGTACGGGCTGCGAGCACTCCGTATGAAAAGTTAATGGCAGAGTCCCAGAGGTCGTTAGCGCTAGGTATGCAGCTACTCCAAAAGCAAATTGACCGAATCGAGCTTGGGTTCCAGCTCGGCAATCCTGCTGACTAGTTCACGAAGTGTGTAGCTACCTTTTCCGTAGTCGTCTATGGAAATAGTTTCGGTTTCCCCTGGCGTTGCCCCGCCGGGGGTTTCCTTGTTTTCGCGGTTCATATTCACCTCCTTGCCTGTTTGGCGTGATGTTTGACAGTATGGCAAGACAGTTGCCGTTTTGTCAAGTTGTTTAAAAAACTTTCACGTTTCCGCAGGTAGCCAATTTGTCAATATGGCAAGGGTGGGTTACGATGTAGCTATGAAACACACCGAATGGCTCAATCAGATTTCAAAGGATGGCGCGGTTCACGCCATCGCCCAGCGCGCAAAAATCGTCCCCCGCACATTCGCCCGCCAGGTGGAGCGCGGAGAAATCTCCGCCGAAAACGTCATTGCCATTGCCATCGCCTACGGCGCGCACCCGGTTCGTGCCCTGGTTGATACCGGCTATTTGGATGAGAAGTACGCACGCACGGTCGACCCCATGACCGCCCTACGCAGTGTCACCGAGGACCAGTTGGCCGACGAGGTCCTGCGCCGCATGAAACGCGGCCTCAAGACCGACGAGTTCACCACCGACATCAATGAAGTTGAGGCGCGACGACGTTCGAAGCAGCAAAAGCCCGTGTCTCCCCCGGATGATGTAATGCCCGTGTCGGCGGTCGCGGATGATTCGCCGGATGAAGATGAAATGCGAGGTGATCCATTTGACGATTAATGCCGTCGACCTCCACCGGCTCGCTGAGTCGATGGGGGTCACTCTGCGGCGGCACAACGGCGGCAAGAAGGGATGGTACGACCACGCGACGCGCACCATCTCGACGCGGCGCGGCATGAGTATCCAGCAATACCGTTCCACGCTGGCGCACGAGCTCGGCCACGCCCACTACGGCGACGAGCGCACCGGCAATGGGTACTACGACCAGCGTCAAGAAAAGCGCGCATGGGATTTTGCCGCCGGCTTGCTCGTCCACCCCGCCGACCTAGCCGCCGCAGTCGCCTGGCACGGCTGGCACATCCCATCACTAGCCGACGAATTAGAGGTCACCCAGCACCTCCTGAACCACTACCTGGCGGCACAAATGCGCGCCGCCTAACCCGCCTGGACCACAGCACCCACGCCAACGTCCCTAAACTTGACCACCCTCAACTCTCCGAAAGGCTCCCTCATGCCAAACTTCAACAACATGCTCAAAGGCATAGACCTCCAAACCATCGGCGCAGCTCTCGCCGCTATCCTCGCAATCATCGGCGTCATCGCAGGTATCTCAGCAGCCCCTGGTGGCAGCTCCAGCGAGTCCAGCTCCACGAGTACCGCTAGCACTCCCGAACAGCGCGTACGGGACGCTGTCATCAAGAGTGTGGAAAGGGACGGATACACCGTCGACCCCACCCTCAACAATCTGGCCCAGAAGTACGTCAAGGCAGAACACGGCCCGGAGCGTGACGCCATTTACACCAAGCTCGGCGAGGCGGGCATGACCGAGGGCAGTGGTGGAACCTTTACGAGTAATGAGAAGTACCTCATTGACCTCTTCTCCCGTTCGACAGAGACGAAGCCAAAGCATGGCGGCAAGGTTGGTGTAGGCGTGAACTTTGGGCCTGTCACTACGGAAATCCAGGTGGTGTACGCCGACTAATCACCCCAATAAATCAAGACCGGCCCGTGGCGCTCAACATGTGGAAGTCGCGAGCACCAAGGGCCGGGAACACGAACCCCAAACAAGGGGTCGGAGTTGTCGCCCGGGGCGTTCTTTCAGCCCTGGCTAACAAGGAGAAATCATAATGGCAAGCATCAAACCGTACAAGACCGCAAAGGGCAGGGCGTGGCGCGTACAATACCGCAGCCCCGACGGTAAGAACCGCACAAAGCAAGGATTCAGAACAAAAAGCGCGGCACAAGCATGGGCGGATAAGAACGCCACCACCATCCGCGAAGGCGAATGGATCAACCCCAACGCCGGGCGCGTCAAAATTAAGGAACTCGGTGAACGCTGGCTCGCCATGCAAACCCACCTGAAACCATCCACGATGCGGACAACGGAGCAGACTTGGCGTATCCACGTCGAACCTCGATGGGGAGACACACCAGTCAGGGCCGTGCTGTCGTCGGAGATTCAGCACTGGCTATCAAGCACGGATCGTTCCGCATCAATCGTGAGGAAGAATCATGCAATGCTGTCGCAAATCCTTGATATGGCTGTGCGTGACGGGATTGTGAAGACGAACGCGGCGAAGGGTGTGTCGCTTCCAAGGAAGGCGAAGGCGAGGAAGGTGTATCTGAGTTGGGAGCAGCTTGCCGCGTTTGCCGAGGAGTGTGGGGATAATGCGCCTATCGTGTGGCTGCTGGGCACTGTGGGGCTTAGGTGGGGTGAGCTTGCTGGGCTGCAAGTCCAGGACGTGGATGTGCTGCGTGGTCGTATCACTGTGCGGCGTAATGCGGTGACTGTGGGGTCTGGGGTGGAGGTTGGCACTCCGAAGACTCATGAGGCGCGGGTGGTGGCTGTGCCGAGGTTTGTGATGGATATGTTGGTGCCGTTGATGGATGGAAAGGCTCAGGATTCTTGGGTGTGGTGTAGGTCTGATGGGTCGCCGTTGCGGGTTCCGTCGAATCATACGTGGTTCTATGGTGCGTTGAAACGGTGTATGGATGGGGATGATGAGTTTCCGCGTGTGACTCCGCATGGGCTTAGGCATGTGGCGGCGGGGTTGATGATTTCGTCGGGGGCGCATCCGAAGGTAGTGCAGCGGCAGTTGGGGCACGCGAGTGCGGCGATGACGTTGGATACGTATGCTGATTTGTGGGAGGACGATTTGGATGCGGTGGCGGGCAGGATGGATGAAAGTTTTTCGGAGGTCGTGGAATTGTCGTGGAAAATGGCTTAG